ACACCATAGACTAGACGCACTACGTTTAACTGGTGCAGAATATGCTCGTGTACATATGGTAGACGAAGTATTAGAAAATATGCTAGGCGAAAGATACGCTGACGATCAAAGAGAAAAAACAAAACGTACACTTGCTAAACACGATAAAGCAATGATCAAAGTAGCTCGTGATTCTATTAAGAAGTACGAGAAAGACAAAGAAGATAAAGAACAAAAAACAGATGAAAACTTTGCTGACGGTAAGAAAAAGGGCAAAAGCAGACCTGGCAGAGTAAAGAAGTCAGGTGCTAGTTGCAATGGATCAGTTACAGCTCTACGCAAACGTGCTAAAAATTCATCAGGCGAACGTGCTAAAATGTATCACTGGTGCGCAAATATGAAAGGTGGAAGAAAAAAATGATCACTGAAGATTTAGGAAGAATACAATATCTAGCGGGTGTAATCAAAGAAGAAACTGATTATATTCCTAGAGCTATACTATCTGAAGAACAAGAACTATTGTTTGAAAGTTTTTGGAATAATTATCTAGCAGAAGGTGACTTAGGCTCTGCTAAAAAAGAAGTTGAAAAAGTCCTTAAAAAGAAATACAACACGCCTGGTACAGAAAGTTCTATAGAGAAGCTTAGTGACAGTTTTTTTGATAGTATAAAACAAATAGTAAGAAATATTTGGGCTGGAATTAAAGGCGCACCGGAATTTATTTTTGTTAATATTAATAAATTGGTTTGGATGATTATTAGTACAATTTTGTTTAAGCCCATGCAAACACTAATGATAGGCATCGGCGCTGCGGCTGCAACACTATACAATGTTCTTATTGATAGTTTGAACATTAAGACTGACCCTACCACATTTTTGGGAATGGACATTCCTGGAATTGATTATGCTGCTGGCGATAAAGTAGACGCAGCATTTATGGACAAACTAGAACAAGGTTGGAATGGCTTTATTGATTTTATTAAGAGTTACGAACCAGAAGGGTTGGCTGATACTCCTATAGAAGTAATTACTGAAATTATTGCTAAAGGTCTCGAGGCAATCGGACTTGCACTGCCTGAAGTTATTTCTGCAACAAAAATGGTAGGCTCCTGGCTACTTAGCTTAGGTTTAGGCAATGTTGCCACTATTGTTGCATGGCTGTATTTGATAGGCGGCACAGTATGGTTGTTTAAAAAGGCAAAACCATACATTGTTGATCCTATGACTAATTTTGTTAAAAGACAACTTCCGTTATTTAAAGATAATATGGAAGAGCCTGCAAAAGATCTCGCATAACTGTCAGATATGATTAAATATGTAAGAGCAGATGAAGAACATCACAGTAGAGTAAACCACAGGATGGCAGAATTATGAGAATTAGAGATATAACAGAACGTAAATTGCCTAGGCAACTTAAAGATCCTAGCAAAGAAGTAATGGTTAGCAAAAACGGCAAGACTATTGTTATAGATAAAGATAAAGAAAAAGACTATCTTGACAAAGGTTGGGGCCTAGCAGAAGCAGCAACACCAGGAGCAACATCAGCAGGAGCCATTGCTAGTATAGCAAGTGTACCAGGTGCTAAAAGAAAAGTTTCTAAAAAAGGCAAATACGGTGCACCAGAAGCACCTCAGATTAAAAATCCAGATGGCACAGCAAAAAACGCACTTGACGTAAATAAAAATATAATGGGCGGCAAGGCCATAAAGAGATAAATACAATATAACTTGGAGTTGACACAGATGAGAGAAAAAGATATAAAAGAAGGTTTAGCAGATTTAGCGGACGTTGCTGAACGCGATCATGAAGTACAGATGGCAAGAGCTGAACTGTATAAAATTGCAAAATATTCTATCAAACTCCATGAGATGCTTAAAGGCGTTTCTGAAACAGCAGGTTTAGAAGGTTGGGTGCAATCTAAAATTACTAAGTCTGCAGACTACTTAGGTTCTGTATATCATCATTTAGATTATGATATGAAGTTTGGTGAGCAAGTAGAAGAAGCTAAAAAACCAGACGCAGACGGTGATGGTGTTCCGGACTGGGCAGACAAGAAGCCGGGCAAAGACGATAACGCTGGCAAGAAAAAAGGTAGCAAGCCTAAAAAAGGCGTGGTACCACCACAATTCCAAAAGAAAAACGAAGATACATATAAAGAAAGTATTGCTAATAGATTAGCAAAATTGCTTAAAGAAAAATCTTAATCTTCGATTGACATTACCTTTTAACTCTAGTATAATATATACTTTATACACAAGGAGACCCCATGAGCGATAGAGTATACGGACCAGAAGAAAAAGCAAAACTTGAAAGACTAGTTAACGAAGGAGTAACCGTCCTTCAAGAAGTAGAGGATTTAAACACAGGCTTAAAGGAAACTGTTAAGGCAATAGCAGAAGAACTTGATGTAAAGCCAAGTTTAATTAACAGAGCAATTAAGATTGCTAAAAACGGTGACTGGGACAAGGTCTATTCAGACTTTGATGATCTAGAAACCATCATAACAACTGTCGGCAAGGACAAGTAGTTGTGGACCTAATAGCAATATTAGGTATAGGTGCTGTTATGATGATTGCCCCGATCGGCATAGGCATAACTATAATATATTCTGACAAGTATAGTAGACACGAGTAAATGAACCCACTGATAGAAAAAATTCTAAACAAAGAAATAAATCGTCAAAAGCATACTATTGAATTAATTGCTAGTGAAAACTTTGCCAGCCAAGCAGTAATGGATTTGTGTGGCTCAGTGTTTACTAACAAATACGCAGAAGGTTATCCAGGCAAGCGTTACTACAATGGTTGCGAGCATATGGACGAAATTGAAACGCTGGCCATTCAAAAACTCAAAGACATATACGGTTGCGAGTTTGCTAATGTTCAACCACACTCGGGTGCTAATGCTAATACAGCAGTGTATCAAGCATTCCTCAAGCCAGGTGATACAATACTTGGAATGGATCTAGCCAGCGGTGGACATCTATCACACGGTGCACCTGTAAACATATCTGGTAAACTGTATGAAGCACATTCATATGGGGTAAATGAAGAAGGCTGGCTAGACTACGATGCTATTTACGATCAAGCAGAACGTGTGCAACCACATATCCTAGTAGCAGGTGCTAGTGCATATCCTAGACAGATTGATTGGGAAAATATGCGAGCCATCGCTGACAGCGTAGGAGCTTTATTATTAGTCGATATGGCTCACTACAGCGGTCTTATAGCAGGCGGTGTGTACGATAACCCTGTAGACTATGCGGACATAGTAACCAGCACTACACACAAGACCTTACGCGGTCCTAGAGGTGGTATTATACTGTGGAACGACGAAGCATTTACCAAGAAGATCAACTCAGCAATCTTTCCAGGTACACAAGGCGGACCTTTGATGAACATCATTGCTGCCAAAGCACAGGCATTTATTGAAGCAGACAGTTCTTACTTTGACATATATGCTAGAGACGTAGTTCAAAATGCCAAAGCAATGTGTGATGTATTCCGTCAACGAAACGTAGCAGTGCAAACAGGTGGTACTGACAGTCACATTATCCTAATCAACCTAGCAGGCACAAGCATAAGTGGACGTGAAGCAGCCGATGCACTCGAAGCACAAGGTATCACTGTAAACAAAAACGGTGTGCCGAATGATCCTCGTTCATTTGTAGAAACAAGTGGTATTAGGATTGGCACGGCTGCTGAAACTACTAGAGGCCACGACGAAACTTGGTTCCGTCAACTGGCACACAAGATAGCAGACATAATCGAATAATATGAAGGATTTTTCCAGGACCGGAATAATCGTAATGGATGTTGGGCAATCGTCGTATTATAAAGATTTCCATCTAGAACAAACTACCAATCAACGTTTTATACAATATTTAGATAGTAGATTAATTGACTTGCAAAAACAAGGTGCTAAAATTATAGAAGTAAATCACTCGCCTAAGACTCATTACTTACTTACTGTTAATTTTGATTGTTCTACTATCGAAAAGGCCGAGCTATACAAATATATTAAGGATAATAACATTGTTGAACTTATCTATACTGGATTTCACTACCCTATTTGTGTAACAGAAACTAGACCACTAAGTGCTTACAATACTGTACGAAACAGAGATTTAGAAACTGTTTCTATTGCAATACAACTTACACGAAGTACTAGAGGATTTTTTAAAATGCCCTTACACGATACAGTGAGTCACGGTGTGCAACAGGTAATGCTATAAATGACTACAATATTAACTATAGGTGACAGTAACGCAGCCAATTTATGGGGCGATGCGTGGCCTGTACACTTGGAAAAACATCTTAATTGTAAAATAAAAAACTTTGCTAGTCCTGGTGCAGGCAACGGTATGTTTATAGATAAACTTAACAGCGGCATACAGGAGCACCAACCAGATTATGTTGTAATACAGTTAACAGAAATGCATCGACTTACATTAGGTGAAAGAGCAAACGAAGGAAAAGATCAAGATCAAATCTGCTTTAATGATGTAGGATACTACACCTGGAATGTTAGAAACAATGCAGACCATATATTCAAAAATACTGGTATAAAAATAAATGCAGATGATTACATGATAAAAAATGTTCTTCTAAGTAAATGGATTGAAAATAATTTCTTTCAAGATATTTTAAAAATGCAATACATATGCGATTCATTTTCAGTTCCTTGTATTTTCTATTCTTGGTTTGATTGTATCGACGAAGTTATTATACAAGATTATAAATGGCTATTAGAAAAAATAACCTATATAAAAGGCACAGCAAAAGAGTGGTTTGAAACAAATCAAATACAAAAGGCAGATGACCACGTGCATTATGGTACAGATGCACATGAACAATTTGTAGTAAATTGGCTTATTCCTAATCTATTACAAACAAATGTATTGACAAATAAATAAATCTGTAGTATATTATATACTATCGCCCATGCATTTACGCGGGCATGAAGAAGGTTAAGTTGGCCATAAGCAACGAAGGAGTTAAATGAGTTACGTAGACGCGATGTTCGATCGTGACGCCGATATTATTCGAGCCGTCGAACGCAGAGATGGAAAAAGACATTTCACAGAATACCCTGTAAAATATACATTCTATTACGAAGACCTTAAAGGCAAATACAAGAGTGTATATGGGGATCCTCTAAGCCGTATTGTGTGTAAGAACACAAAGGACTTCCGCAAAGAAGTTGCTATTAATAAACACAAAAAATTATTTGAAAGCGACATCAATCCTATATTCCAATGTTTGAGTGAAAACTATCTTAATCAAGATGCTCCTAAACTAAACATTGCGTTCTTTGATATTGAGACAGACTTTGATCCAGAGCGAGGCTTTGCTGATCCTAGTGATCCGTTTATGCCTATTACTTCTATAAGTGTATACTTGCAGTGGTTAGAAACAATGGTGTGTTTAGCAGTTCCGCCTAAGACACTTACAATGGAACAAGCTGAAAAAGAACTAGAAGGTATCGAAAATGTAATGCTGTTTGAAAAAGAAGGTGACATGATTGATACTTTCTTAACACTAATTGAAGACGCTGATATTTTATCAGGTTGGAACAGTGAAGGTTATGATATTCCGTATACTGTAAATAGAACAAGTCGTGTACTAAGCAAAGACGACACAAGACGTTTTTGTTTGTGGGGCCAGTTGCCTAAGAAACGTGAATATGAGCGTTATGGTAAGGCAGCAGAGACATTTGATCTGGTAGGTCGCGTACACTTAGACAGTTTAGAACTATATCGCAAGTACACATATGAAGAACGACACACATATCGATTAGATGCTATTGGCGAAATCGAAGTAGGCGAAAACAAAGTTGCGTATGAAG